TATTAGGGACTTCGTATAATCCATTTAATTGCTTTTTCATCTTCGTTGGATGAGCTATTAAATGAACTAAACAATTATTTTTCTTTCCAAATTTTATAAGTTCATAAAGAACTCTTCCGGTATAATCCGTATCATTTTCACCTTTATTTTTTGTATGCTCAAGATTATTCCACGGATCAATTACTAATATGCTTATCCCTTTTTTCTTAACCAGAAACATAGCCTTTCCAAGAATAGTTTCAACTTTGAAATTATCATCTGGATATATAAACGAAAAATTTTCATTTATATAATTAAAAATTTGTTCATATTCTGCTTCGTCAGGAATTCCATAAGCTTTAAAAATTTTACCTGAAATCAAAGAATAAAGTCTTGCAAAATGAAATTTCATAGGATAATTTTCAGGTGAAAAATATGCTACTTTCCAACCATAACGAATATTAAGTAAAACATTGATTAAATCAACTATTGAACTTTTTCCATGCGAGGGTATTCCCGTCCAAATAGCAAGTCTTGAAAGTTCCCATGTTATTAATTCATCAATTTCAGGTATTCCTAAAATCTTACCCTTTTCAAGTCCGTGTATATAAAGATTATAAATATCATCATATTGGCTTTCAATATCAATTATTCCTGAAACTGGTATTTCTTTTGCTTCATTAATTATTCGTTTAAGTTCTATACCTCCTTTTTCACAAAGTATCTCATTCGCATCCTTACAATCTTCAAATTCAACAGTAAGACAATTTTCAGAACCAAACCTTCGAATAAGTTCATTTTTTAAATCTGTTCCCGGAATATCATTGTCAACAGCAATTATTATCTTTTTATCAATAAATAATTCAATATAATTATCTATAAAGGGCATATCTTTCGAAGATGCTCCATTTGGTACAGATATGCAATTTTCAAATCCACATTCTATGAGGCTCATACAATCAATTTCACCCTCAACAATAATGACAATTTCTGATTTTAATACACAATCTAAATTCCAAAATATTAGTTCAGCGTCTTTAACCAACATGAATGATTTTCCTGGGCCACGAAATTTAATATTTTTTAGTTTATCGTTAAAAAAGTACGGAAAGCATATTACCTCAACTTCTTTTTCATGTTGCGGCATAAATTGCTTATCGGAATAAACTTTCATTTTAACAAGTGTTTCTTGGCTAATCATCCTGCCAGTGAAATATTTTACTACTTTATCAGTTAAATTTGTAATATTTTTCCATTCTGGATTAAAATATATTTTTTCAGTTTTAAAAGGTTTATATTCAACAAAATTACAATTACAATGATAACAATGCCCTACCATCTTGGTATTATTCCACATAAACGGTTTAGCAGATTTCTTTTTTCTATCCGGTGAACATTCAGGACATTTAATATGATTTTCGCCCTGTCTATTAACGTCAAGATCGTATATTTTTTTCGTATTAAGGGATATTATTTTCATCTGGCTAAAATAGTTAATTGACCATTAATTTTATTTTGATCTGTAAACCAAACATTTATGGCTTTTTGTTTCCAATTTTTTACCGGTGATCCTTTTGAATCTATCCAATTTGCAACGGAATAAGATTCAAACATTTTAATAGCTGCTGTTTCTTTATATCCTTTTTCCTTGAAGTATTGTTTTACTTCTTCTAAAATTGGTGGTATAAATTTACTATTTCTTTCCCTTCCTTTCCTTTCCCTTCCTTTCCCTTCCTCCGTCGAGTGTTCGTCGAGTGTTCGTCGAGTGTTCGTCGAATAATAATCTTTTAATCTTGAAGTACTTGGCCTATCAATCCGTTGATGTTCTGAAAATGTTTTTATCAATCCAATTGAACCATAAAATTCATTTTCACATATAAAAATATACCCTATTTTCAAAAGATTATCGAGGCATCGTCGAGTTATCGTCGAGTTATCGTCGAATGGTCTGCAAAACCCTCTAACAACATTAGGTTCTGCGTGAAAATAACCCTCATCATCAGCAAAATTTAATAATGCTATTGCAAGTAATTTAGTGGCATCATCTTGTTTTGCTAAAATCGGATGACTCCAAAATTCCGGTTTTATCGTTCTGATTCTGGCCATATATATTTTTATCTAAATCTTTCAATAAATTAAGAAACCATTCAATATTCATCGGATCAATATCATTTGTCAATATTCGAAATGCAATCAACCCGGCTAATTTAGGAAGTTCAAAATTTAATATTTTATGATGTTTTCGACAAATAGTAATTAACAATTCATTATCATACTCCCATAGTAAAATATCAGGAAAATAACAAATATGGTGAACGTCCAAGTAGTGTTCATGATCCTTACATATCCTACATTTATAATCATCACGTTCCTTTATTTCTGCACATTTTTTTAACCATCTTGAATCGTGAAGTTGTTCACCGTAACTCAAAGCCATAAGCCATTATTTATATTTATTTTTATACTTCTCAATAATTTTCTGTTCGTTCCGATAAACCATTATGGAGTTCATGTTCATCGAATTAATGTCCACAATTATAACATTTATTCATAAATTATTATATTAAAATAAAAAAATCCCAGGCGCTCTCTGGAACGATAACCAGACCTGGGATAAGATGCAATATAAATTAAGTGAAATTTTTGTACAGACATATTTCGTTTTTTAAGATCGAGCATTACAAATATACAACTTTTTTAATTAAAAACTATAATCTGCTATTTTTTTTATATTTTTTCTTCCATCCACAAAAAAAGTATTTCCACAAATTTGACAAGAATCGTATGATCTTGATAAAGAATAATATTCCGATAAATAGATATTATATCCAATCTCTTTACCCTCTTGCTTTAATCGTTCAACGCAATTATAACAAATCTCACTAAAATTACCAGCTGCATAAACCCTAAACATATTTTCAATTATATATTATTTCTTCAATAATTTTGTCGATCTCCGGAGGCACTTCCTTAATATGTTTCATTTCACCTTTTAAAAAGGCTGATACAAACTTATCAGCTTCCAAGTAGTTTTCTGCCTTAAATGTCAAACAACCTTCATAGAGGTCAAACTTTGCCACTTGGATAAGTTTTAAAGTTGTTAGATCAAGTTTCCAAATTTTCATTGCATGGAGTTATTAATTCAGAATCATGATAAGAAGGTATTTTTTCAGTAATAACTTTATCGTCCTTATTACCGTACATTATTTCACCTTTTTTTGTATCAATAATCCACGTTATAACACCAACACTAAGTAATGAATAATACGTCGTATTAATGCCGGCTTGTTGCCTTATTCTCCCATTCGGAAATTTTAAAATAAATCGTTCCATAATATCAATTATTTAATAAAACATATTCACTTGGTAAATCATATATTCCGTATGAATGCCACAAAGCAAATTCATAATCAAATCCTTTAGTAATAGTTATTTTAGACCCTTGTTTTATAAAAAAATTATCGCCAAGGGGAATATCAATTTTTGCTATTGCTTCTGTGAACCACATAATTAATAATTTAAATTAAAAAATAGTTTATAAGAAAGGATTCGAACCTTCTGTTTTGCATTTCGCAATACGTCTACTGCAAACGATAGTTTTTTTTAACAGCTCGCCTCATTTCGGAGCTCTACTTCAAACTTAAAAGACAATAGTGTACGTGTTAAACGCGATCAATTTCTTTCAATAGTCAATATTTCTATATCAGATATGATAATTTCTAATATTCCGCGCGTTTCCGTTAATTTTCATTTAATTTACCATACAAATTTCAACTTTAGTCCATGATTCCAAAGTCTTAATAAGCCCAAAATCAAATGCTCATCCGGACACTTATAAACTACTTATATTTTCAAAGAACTTTAAAATAACCGGCACGCCTCACGGTTGACCGGTTAATTACACTAACCAACAAATCCAAACTATCAATGAAACCTAAATTTCCAATATTGCCAATTCTGGGCAAATTTCACGAATCTGAGTAATTACTGAATCTATTTCCTCATCTCGTACCTGCCGAATAATATCTGCAGCATCAGGCGAAATAAGTTTTACGGATAAATCATCAGGGTTAATCCAAATTTCAACCAGGAATGTTGATTTTTTTGCACCTTTAAAAATTGGCATTTCAAGGGTTAAGTTTTCAGGTATATTACATTCTTTCAAGGTTTGTTCTTTGAGTTGCCTTATCTTTCCTTGTTGCCCTTTTTGATCTTCTACTACTTTATCAATTCTAATTTTTACATCAGAAAGAATGGCACAAAGTTTATTTGCTGTATCCTTACTTTCAAAACATACCCGGTTCATTTTAATAAATTCAGCAAGTTCCCTCGGAACCCACCCTTTACCGGAATTAATTCCAAAGTTTTTAAACTCTTGAGTTAAAGACAATATTCCAGAAATTTTACTTTCAATATCCAAATTTTCATCCAAAGAAATAATTATAGATAATCCTTCACGATGAACTTGAATATTGGCAATTGCAAAATCAATATGCTGTTTTCTAACTTTTAAATATTCCAAAGGCGTATTGATTATTCCAACAATATTAACTGCTTTGGATTCGATTATCCTTCCAGCATCGCCGGTTCTAATTTCGAGTTCTTTCACTCCGCTTTCAACAGTTACTTTTAGTTCTTCCATAATTTTTTAGTTATTAGTGCCCTCTCTTTGAGCCATGAAGATTGTTTTTTGTAATTCAGCCTCAGTACGTGGACGCCTGTAAACTTCGTCCCCGTCTGCATTGAAGTAAACAGCGTACTCTCCATCGTACATTATGTAACACTCCTCAGTAATAGAGCGCGCTTTGTCCCGGATGAATGTTAAGAGTTCTTTAACTTCTTTTTTCAAAGGGTCAAGTTCTGCCTTAAATTCATCTTTGATAGTCTTAAACCTGGTTTCGATCTTGTCCGCCTTAATCATGATAGTAGACAAATCTGTTTTGAAATCCGACAATTCACTTTCGGTAAATTGTTTCAGATAGGTAAACTCTTCGACCTTGTCGCATGAGTTTTTTAAATCAACATTTTTTGTTTTTGACATTTTATAAAAAATTAAGTAAATATTACTGTGCCGGGAATTCAGTTTTAAGCATCTCGATGAGATCATTCATCCTATATTTGTAATATAAGTTAAAGTCATCATACCCAGCCTTATTTATCTGCCAAAGACGAAATAAGACATTTCTCATTCTTTTTGAATCAGATTTCTCATGTTCAAAATCCTCAACTTTTAACCCTTCGATCATTTTAATTTGATCTTCATTAAAAGTTTCAGGTTTGAAAGCTAAATACCCTAATCCTTTACGGTAACTAAATATTATTCCAACGTCGGAAGGTTTTAATTCCTGAGTTTCAAAAACGAGTTTAATTGTTCCGTCTTTTAAGGTGCTGATAGTTTCAAGTAATGCAGGTATGATAATCATATTTGATCGTCTTTAATAGTTATTTTTTCAGCGTATTTCATTTACATTAATTTCCCATTTTCAATCACGAACACACCAATGTTTTCAGGAACTATAGCAGGTTTTTCACCCACGATTGTAGCAAGAATTGTTTTTTCTTCTTTTTCAGCACGTTTTACAAACTCAAAAATAGACTTACCGAGCGATTCACCATGATCTATAAGTTCAATCCCGAAACCTTCCGGGTAGAATGATGATAACTGGCTGCTAAGGTTCATGATCTGAGAAGTTGAAAGCATATCAAATGAAGTATTCTCAAAGAACAATCCTTTTTCATTAGCTTCAAGTCCCTCAATTTTGCCGTTTATTTCGGACAATTTTAATAATTTTTGTTGTCGTAGTTCTTTGATACTTAATTCCAGATTTTTTAAATCGGATTGGTCTTTTGCTTTGGCATCTTGCCTAGTCTTATCCTTTAGATAGGATTCATATTTAACTTGTTGAATTTTAGCTTCGTTAATTTTTTGGTCGATCTCGGTTAATATACAAGTATCGACAACTGCGTAAGTAGGCTCCGGGATATTGACAATCAAAAGTTTTTCTTCGACAGGCTTCGGCAATGCTTCAATAGTTCTTTTTGCGCAATCTACATCAAAACATTTTTCCAGGATAGTTCCTAAAACGCTTTTGGTGATAATACCCAATAATGTATTGGCGTTTTCAATCGTTTTTGAAAGATTTTTTTGCTCATTATTGAATTTAATAATTTCTTCTAAAGCTTTTTGTTTTTCGGCATTCCATTTTGATTTCAATTCACTGTTTGTTGCAGCAACCGAACTTTTCTGCTCATCAATACTATTTTGTATTTTCTTTTTTTCAGCCTCCAAAATTTCAAAATCAGGCTTTTCAACTGGAATTGAGTTTATTTCGCCGTATCCTTTTATCTTTGCCCTTAAATTACTGGCTTCAGTTTCTTTTGTCAGAATTTTATTGTCGATTTCAGTAGTATCAATGTCAAACAATTCAAGGATATATTTAGGACGCTCATTGTCTTTTAAATCTTCCAAGTATGATTGTTTCAAAAGAAATGGATTTAAGAACATTTTCAAATCTTTGACCTGTTTTGACTGATTGTTGATGATAATAGTCTGGGGCCGGGAAACTGTTTCACCTTCCTTGTTAACGTAAAAAGAACGCGAAATAGACCCGTTGTCAAGCAATAATGTGATTAATCCTTCTGATTCTCCATGTCGGATTATATCTTTCGGAAATGAACCGCCAAAACACCAGCGGACGCAATTGAGTATAGTTGTTTTACCTTGCTTTATGTCACCATAAAAAAGTGTAAGGGGCTTATTTATCTCGATTATTTGATCGGGAATTATACCGATATTTTTAATTGTTAATGATTTAATTTTCATAATATTAGTTTAAATTATTTTTAAAAATTCCTGAACTTCATAAATAGCATTTTTTAGTTTTTCTTCAATCTCTTTTATAATATTTCCATCTCTATCTACTCGAATTATAAAAGGTTCGATTAAAGGATAGTAAACATAAAAATCATTCCATTCCCGGCCTGTTACTAATAATTCAAATTGCATTTGCCTGGAATAATTCAAAGGAAGTTTGCCGGTTCGTTTGTATTCAACAATAGTTGAAAAATCAGGACACTTTATTTGAATAAGGCCATTTTCTCCAACTAAACCATCAGGGGAGCATCCTATCCATTCGTTCAATTCACAAAACCCACCGTTGTAAACCTTTGAGAATGTTTTCAATTCATATTGTTCTTTAGCAAATATTTCCCGCTCGTGGCCGTTTTCCATTGCTTTATTATTATATCTTTCTTCAGGTAATAAAGCCCCGGTTTTTTTTTCATAAAGTACCCGTGCGATGCATTTACGATAACCAGCCGTTTCAGGTTTCAAAAATAAATCTGTAGCGGAAGAGGCTGTAAAATGTCCTTTACGTAAATCTAACCAGTGATCTGTATTTTGTGAAACGTCATGATAGGTCATAATTCAATCCCAATTTTTTTGGCCTGTAATTTAGCAAACTCAAGATCAAACTTTCCGTCATTTTGGGCTTTAATGCATTCAGATTTTATTTGATCTTTATCCAATCCTTGGTAAGTATCCAATGATGTGATTATTTTTTCTCTGAATAGGTCTAATTCGGTTTTTTCAACACCCTTTTGAATAAATGTTTCTTTTACTGTTGTGGAACCTTCCTTGATTGCATTCCAAAGCCCTTTAAGTGTAAAAAGATGTTCTTTGTCGATTTCTGATATTGATTTAACCTCAAGATATTCGCAAATCTGAACATCGGACACGCCAATCTTTTTAAAATTAGCCAAGGCATTATTACGACTTGTTTCAATATCCAAAGCCTTACCCATTGCCACTTGTTTTGTTTGTTCAACTATGCTTTTAGTTATAGCCTTAGGAATTACTTTTAAAACAGCATTTCTGTAAGCAATAGCACTTGCGGCATTACCGGTTACCACCTGCATATCATCCGAATAAGTTTTACCATATTTATCCGTAATCCTACGACGCACCTCAACAGAGGTTGCGACATTAGATTCGAGATCATGACAGACCCCCTGGGCGGTTATCATTTTGCCATCATTGCCGATAATTCTTGTTGCTATTCTGAGATTTCCCCAAGCATTTGCAATAATCTCAGCAAACCTTACTGATAATCCTTCGATAATTTTAGCATCGTCACCCTTGCCTCTTTTTAAAGCATAAAAACAATCCTCCGCTGTTTCGGTGTCTAAAGTGGCTAGTGTTTCTATTTGCGTTAGTACTTTCCGTAATTCACGCGGATATTTTTTAGCCGTAGTAATTTGAACGTCTACCTCGGCTCTATTTATTGCCTCTATGGCTTCTGAAGAAATAATTTGAATTTGATTTTCCATTTTGTATTTTTAAATTGTTTATGACTGATCTATTTTTACATTAGTAAAGTCCACTCCAATTTTTGTAAGGGCTATTTTCGCTAACCGACTTACATTTTCAATGCAATTTTTAGGTTGTATAAATTTATTGTCATACTCTCCGGATAGGTTAGCACATTGTTTTAGCGCCTCAATAGTAATTCTGAGTTTTTTTTCAGTTGTTAATTCTTTGCCCATTTTCAATTATATGATTTAAAAAAGGATGTGTGCATCTTAATTTATTTTCCATTGTTTCCCAGTCAAAAAAAGATTCAATAGGCAAACCACAAACAGGACATCCGGCAGCAATAAAACCTTTTTCCTCTCCGGGTAAATCAATTGAGTTTATTTTAGTCATAATCTTTAGGATCGTTCCAAAAAATATAAACCATAAATAGTATGCAGATTATTAAAATACCTGTAAATTTTAATAATTGTATATTGTCAGTTTCTATCATACATTCTAAATTGTTTTGTTTTCAAATATTTTGCGTTCCTTATGGCTGCCCTGATAGCCAAAATAATAACAAGACTTGTTGGAATAATTAAAATAGCATAAGCTAATATTTCAAGTAATGTTTTCATTGGTTTAATTTTTTGATTAATTTTTCTGTTAAAGAATCTACCTGAGCAGGTGTTTTCATATTGCCCCAGTCATTAAATCCTTTTAGATACAGGTTTCTTGAGAGTAATTTTAAATCTTCAATAGGTATAATTACGCGGGTTTGCTGCATTAAATCAATTTTTTTATTAATCATATCAATTTTTGCAGATACAATTATTAAAAGTAAAATAAAAAATACCAAAAAAAGGACATAAAAATAGAGTGAATATGTTGTCTTTTTAATTGTCATTTTGGTTTAATGTTTTTAGTTTATTGAGACTTTCTTCGAGGTCAATTTTAGAAGATGAAATATCATTTATTAATTTATTTATTTTATTCTCTTTACTGGCAATAATCTTCTGAATGGTTTCGATATTTTTTTCTAATACCTTTCGTTCTTTTAATCTTCGAGATTCCCTTAAATAATATGGTTCATCCATTATTTTAGTTTTTCAAAACTATATTAACCAAAAATGTATTCCTAATTTTTTTCTATGTTAGACAACATATTTATTGAACTTTTTAAATCACTTAATATTTTTTCGGCACTACTAATATTTTGATTAGCAACTTTTAATGCATTATCTAAGTACTCAATATACATTGAGTACTTATCAATCAAAGCATTATATTTTATTTCATCTTTTTTAGCCTGGGCCTTTTCGTAAGCATTCATGATTTTTTTTATTTAGTTAATTTTTTTATAGTACATACTGGTAACCTATTGCCTGCCACCGAACCGTAATTTACTACCTCAACTTTTACCGTATCACCGATTTGTACTTTTTGATTGCAGGTAAAAGAGGCGAAACAAGTCCTTGATAAGTTTTCACACTCAACTGTTTTAGTTGATTTGTGATAACCGGTAATTTTTACCACCTGGTTATCAAGATGACAAACAGGTTTAATTGCACATGCATATAATAATATGCACAATGCTAAAATCATAATCTTTTTCATAATATCAAATTTTAAATTAATAATTTTCAATAATTTCTTTACATTTTTTCAATTCATTCAATCTCTTATCACGTTCTTTAAACGCTTCTAAATATTCATTTTTAGGCCATTCATTCAAACATTTTTGAATGATATTAATTTCATTTTCAAGAAGTTTAATTGTGTAATTTGCTTTCATTTTTGTCAAGTTTTAGTTTGTTTACAGGGCAGATGCCCTGCTATCCCAGAATTTTCAAGGACTTTAGACCTTTAAAACTTTATGAAATTAACCATTCTTTTGCTTCGATTTCACTTTCAAATGCCATAATTTCTTTGTCGCGAATATTATGCCATCCCTTTGCCTCGCAAGCCTTTTTAAAATTACCCCAGGTCTCTGGTTCTTTACCCGGGGTAATTATTACTATTATGGTTTGTCTTTTCATTATTCGGCAGAATAACAAGAAAATTGACCATTCGATTCAGTTACATCTTCATCGTATCTTACCATTAAATCGGCTACTATTGTTAAACTTTCGCCACCTAAATTTGGGTAAGATTGTTCTAATTGTTCTTTTACAGCTTCTAATAATGCACTTGCGCTTAAATCTTCTCTGTTAATTCCGGTTACGTTTTTGTAAGTTTTCATCGTTTTATGTTTTAATTGTTATTTGATTCGGCAATTATTTTCAATATATTTGCTATTTATTTTCATTATAAATAACTGGCACTAACACCGTGTCATACGCAATAATTTGAGAGCATAATTGAAAAATTTTAACGCTATTCGTTGAAGAGTAGATAAACCGATGATGGCAAATTTCTTATATTTTTTCAAACTTTCCGCTATCTCAGCAGAATCTAAAAATTCTTTAATTTTATCAGTTAGATTTACCCCATTGTAATCTGCTAAACCTAACAAACTACTATCTTTATGACCATTTGCCAATTTTGCCATCACTCTAACTTTATTGATAAAATCTTGCTCGTTTAAATTTTTGCAATCAATATGAAAAATCTCTACACCTCTATAATTTATCATTATTTCTATTTTTTAATTGATTTAAACGGCTCCAAAAAAGGAGGGGCGGGCTTGTGTCCGCCCTGGCTTGGCATCAATTTTGTAACATTATTTCAAACTCGGTAAAATCTACCTTATCAGGATTCAATTGACCTTTATATGACCACATTAACAGCATGTCATAACTAAAAAAGGTTTCTTCTTTTGTTTCATTCATGGTTGTCAAGTTTTAAGTTACGTAAAACCGGTTACGCGCCGTCTTTTACTGCCAAAGCCCCGACCTCTTTCGAGTGCCGGGGCAATCTGCCAAGAAACTTGACAGGAAATTTGGCAGGTTAAACTAATTCTTGATTATAAGTCATATAACCGTGACCATTATCAAAAATTTGAAAAATTTTAACACTTCCATCTTGCATTTGCCAACATTCCAACATAAAATTAGATTTTGGCGGAAATATTTGCCAAAGACAAGATTGCCTTGTTTCTTCGGTTTGTTTTTCGAATCGTTTTAACGATTCTTTAAATTTGTCAGTTTTCATAACTATCAAGTTTTAAATTACCCGAAACCGGTCGGGGCCGTCTTCTACTACCAAAACCCCAGCCAATTTATTGACCGGGGTTAAAACCTGCCAAATACTTGACAGGAAAGTGGCAGGCTATTTTAGTGCGTTTAAAAGTTCTTCGACTGCTTTTTGAGGTTCGCAACTATGACTATGAAAAGTAATCGTACCGCCTGAATTACCATTCGCAAACCCAATAACATCACCCCTTTTATTAAAAATAAGATGTGATGTGTTGCTATATATGTTTTGTTGTGCGTTGTATTTTCTGCAAATAGCAGTTATTTTATTGCATATTTCAACATGTTCATTGCCGTAACCTAAAATATTTAAGGTTACGTTACTTCTATTTTTTAAATGCTCTACGTTGTTAATTATTGTTTTCATTTTGTCAAGTTTTTGAATCTCAGAATATTCTGATTGTGAAGGTATTGAGAATCGAACTCAATTGTAAGGCCCCATTACCCCCGTTTACCTTGCTTTGCTGCCTGTTCGGCCCGCTTGTCGTTTTGCCTAACTTTTGAAGTGTTAAAGAACGTGTGATATTGTATAATTATACGTAAAGATATTGTTTATGTTGCACAATAACTAATTATCTTATATGTTGGACAACATATTTTTATATGTTATATAACATTTTTTATAACCTATTGACATTCAGACTTAATAAAATTATTCGCACATATTCTTATTTTTCGCCGCGCTTGGTCGGGGCTGCCCATCTTTTTAGCCTGATTTTTTGAGAATTTAATCACACACCTTATAGTTAACTGGTCATCTAGGTTAATTTTCGGCCTGCCACCCGCATGTTTTTGTTTTTTCATTTTTTTTAGTTTTTGTTGCACAAATATAAATATACTTTTTGATTAAAGCAAAAAAACCGGTTATCTCGCGACAACCGGTTCCAACTAACCAACTAAATCTATCATTATGAAAAAACTACAAAATTTCGAAATGTGGATAATCTTTAAATTCACTCCAATCGCCTCCCCAATTAATTTTAATACCTAATTTATCTGCAACCTTTTTGATATGTTCAGCAACTATTTTATAAAATTGAGTATCCCAAGTAATTTTATTATCAATCATAACGGCAATATCAAAAGCTCTGGCAGGCCAAAAATTATGCATTGATTTTTGAATAACTCCATCTATTCTTGTAACTATCTTACCCGGTAAGGTTCGCCCCTGGGCGTATAATTTTTGTTGCTCTTTTTCTGTTCGGTACCCACAAGTAATAATAAATTGGTAGGGACTTTCTTTTATAGCTTCTAAAGCCAAATGCTTAAGCCTTTTATCGCAGGTATCTAATATGTGTATGCTAATTGTCGATAAATCCATAGTTTATTTAATAAAATGTACAAATAATGCTGTTCCAAGTGAGCTTAAAAATGCCGCTACCATTGCAATTACAAAATAAATCCATTTCCCCGTATTTTCAACATGCTTATCTGTTATTTTTGTCTCTCCCTCTTGCTTTAGATGTATTGCTTCCAGGTCGCTAAGTCGTTTATTAGTCATATCTCTAAAACCTTCAAAAGTTACGATACCTACCGTTCTTGATGCAATATCATCTATTATTCTTTTAGTTACTGTGTAAGTATTGTTTAAATGTTCAAGATGTATGTTATTTGTGTCTTTAAAAATATTTAAAGCTTCATTAGAGTACTTTTCATGCAATTTAAACAATTCCCGGATAGCCTTATCATTTTTTTTAATGAGTATATTTAAATGTTTTTTAATGGAAACAGTATCGTTCATTCATGATTAATTTTATTCTTTTAATTTAGGCATTTCCTTGTATATCTGAGTAATAATTTTATTCATTTCGTTTTGATTTTTCAATTGATCTTTATAGTATTCTTTTAATTCTTGTAAAATACAATTGATCTGAGTAATGTCTTTTATATCAGCCTTATATTCTAAAGCTTTTAGAAATTCTTTTTTATTGTTAATAATCTCATCACGCAATATTTTGTAATCTTCTTTTTTATTCCCATTGACAAAATTAACGTACCATATCGTCAGACCTCCAGACCACCCAAAGATAGCTATTAAAATCGCTATTTGCTCCTTTAAACCTATATTAAATATACCTATCGTAAATATTGCACAAATACATGCGCCAACAACATAACCGATAATAGCGTTCCATACACTTTTAGCCATATTTTACTTTTTTTAATTTTTTGCCAATTACCTATTACAAAAGTTATTATTAACGAAATAAGAACCCCTATTCCGAACAACATGCCTAAGTTGTGTTTATGATTAAGATATTCAGAAAATTGTTTTGGAGTTTTATTTATCATAACAATATGAAAAATAATCATTATCAATCCAAACCAGCCACAAACTAAATACCCTAATAGTTGCCAAAATGTATCAAAATTAATTGCACATATTACAAATACGCCGGTGAAAAAACCCCATTCAACCAGGTACCTCCAAGTTCGCCAAAATGGCACTTTTTTATCCCCACAGAACATCCATGTAACATATAGTGTTACTGCGATCAACCCTAATATAACTAATTGATTTTTCATAATTTAATAATAATAAGGTTGAGGTGGATCATCATCATCCACAGGAGGAGGCACTCTATAATATCCTCCCCCTGGAGATCCCCCTGGAGGAGCTGGTGGTGTCGGTTCTGGACATCTTTTTGTTTTCATAGTTTTACCCTTTCGTGTTTTGCTGAATAATTTGCTCAGGAGTTTTAGTTGTGCCATCTGGAGCCTTTCCTGTTAAAATTTGAGTAGCCACAACAGCTATTCCAATCAAGGTACCTAAAATTGAAACTGCCCATGTTGGTAACATTATTTGGCCAGAAAGATGAGCACCTATTATTACTCCGCCAACCCCTGTAATCCATGCACAAATATTTGTTACTTTGTCTTTTAAATTTTTCATGACTTTTAATTTTAAATTAATAATACGAATATATTGTTACTGCACTTTCTGCCACTTGAAATATGGTTGCCAAATTAGTTTTTAAAACCGCAGGCATCCATGTTTCAAGGTACCATCCATCAATTATATCAATATTTTGGATCGAAAAAGAACTGACAGGGTAATAGATATTCGAAAACCAATTTCGATAATAATAGTATCCCTTGTAAATTTTAAAGGAAATCGTAGTATAAGTTATAACCTGGTCCCATCCTATACGGACATTATTGACTTGTTGTATTGAATCAATTTCGACCCAAAAATTTGTATATAATACCGTAGATGGAGTTATTAAACTATCCTTAGTTATTTTTGCGTAATAACCTTTTAAAGGTTTTAACTGAGCATTACTGTTGAGGAGTAATGCCAATAAAGTAAATATTAATATTAATTTTTTCATTGTATTTATTTATTTAATTTTTACTGCATAAAATGATAGGGGCAAAAAATATTCAACTCCAGTTGACGGAATATCCGATGAGTGTATATGCCAAGATAATATATCATTTTTTCTATTATTATAAAGAAAAGAACCTGAAACAGTACCTAAATGTTGAGTATTACCAGACATAGCCGGTTTCATAATTCCGAAATAACTTTGTAGCAAAGTACCATTAAATGAGGATGATATATAAACGTCAGTTTCTGCATAATTAACCCATGTAGCATCAACACAATTACTATACCCTGAATAATTTATTTGATAAATGCCGCTATCTACCAAAGTTATAATCCATTGTTTTGTGTTTGTCCTTATAATTGAATCATATGTAGACGATATTATCATATCCCAGCCAGGCATGTCACTATACACATCTTTTGTAGTATGATTTGCCATTGAATCGACGTAATTTTTATCAGGCATCCATCTAGGATTAGAAGCATTTTTTGCTGAAAGATTATTAATATATTTAAAACCTAAACTATCAAATTTTGCTTCAGCAGTATTAATAATAGCTTTACCGCTAAAGGTTATAGCTAAAGTGTCTCCATTTATTTCTGTTTGCCTCTCTTCATTTAAATCAGATGTATATAATCTAAAATTTCCTTTATTCAAAACGAACCCTCCCCATACATCAAAAAGACCAAAATGATTACTACCTATAAAAATATTTGTTGATTTTGTTAGTGATCCGCCAAGTTCAAAATTTAAACTATTTAAAGTTATTCCATTTGATGCTGTATATGCAGTAGACGAAATTAATTGCCTTTTAATCTGCCCTGTTGTCGTATCCGGAACCAATCCCCATGTTTTTCCGGTGGTTATTGGTATTGAATCTTTATTGGCAGCAAATGTTCTGTTCAAATAAAGTCCGTATTTATAATTTGTTGTAGTACCAATACTTAGGCATCCAGAACCTGACAACCTCACTTTTTCAGTAGGCGTTCTTAATCCGTTGCCAGTTGCACCTGGAGTGGCCGTATAAAAAGATAAAAACGAACTACCGGTACCTCGTGCTATGCCTGATGAATTTCTTAATTCACCACCATCTTTATCAGTTGCATCAGAAGTGCATCCACCTGCTTGTATATGTAAATATTTTCCAGCAGTATTACTCGTAGTATTATTTTCCATCCAAATAATTTGATAAGAGTCGCCTGAAAATGATAGTTTATAAGTTGGAGTTAATGTACCAATTCCAATATTACCAGAGGTAGATGTTTGAAATAATATATTTTTTGCATCAAATCTTAAATCATTAGAATAAGAAGCTGTATTAAAAATGCCATAGGAGGATGATGGTATAGAATTATATATCCATTTTGATACAAGGCAATTAGTTGCAGATTGTCCAACAATAAAACCTGAATTGCCTGTTGTATTAGATATTGAAACTAATGTAGGAATTGCAATTGTCCCTAAATCTGAACCAACTGCAAATTTACAGCTTGGAGAAACAATTCCTATCCCAACATTCCCATTATTTAAAAATGTTGCAATTGGCGTTGCGCCATTATTTCCGCCGTGAATCGTTACCGCCGGTTTTGTTAAGGTACCGTTGCCTGATGTACCTATGATAGTTACAGAATCATTAACACCTGTCCCCCCGACTATTTTTTTCCCCCCTGGTATCCCTGTCCGCAATCCTAAATTAGTGACAACCTTTGGAATAGTACCAGTTGTATCCCTTGCTGCGAGTTTAGGTAATCTTAAGGTATCGAGATGAGCTTGATAGATTGATTTTAATTTTGAACTATCGCCATTTGCCGCCCATCTTGCTGTGTCTTGATGTTTAATATTCTGAACTAAGGCAGTTCTAGAATGTAATGCAAGTACACTGTCAATTAATTGTTTTTTTGTTGCATCATATAATGTTGTGTCTGATTTTAACTGTGTTAGATTTATTCCAACTAATCTCGCGACAGTTGTGTCTAATTTAGTCCAAGTGCCTGTTTTATAATAATATAAATTACCATTTTGAAAATATACAACTTGCCCCGAAACTGTTATTGTAATTATTGTTAATAAAATTGTTAATATCTTTTTCATGTTATATATTTTTACATGCAAAATAACCAATATTTCCGCCACCTACAGCCAGACAATTATAAGTAAATCCAGTCGCTGTCCAACTCACTAAAAAAACTCCTAATTGTTGATAATCAATAATATTTACAGTTATATCAGCAGTTCCTAAAGTCGAAGAGAAAGTTATAGTATGTTCGCCTTCGGTTACTGCCACAGCACCGTTACAACGCACTTGACTTGCTACGATCTGAGCCTCATAATTACTCATTAAAATATTATCACACCCTGACTGTCCAGGTACACCAACAGCCGCGTGATCCGTTGCTGCATAAATCGCTTTAAGCGTTTGGTTAAAAAGTTCTGCCATTATGTATTAGTTCTTGGCACGGGAAAATGAAAAATTTCTTTTCGATGTCCTGTTTTTTGTACTGGTATAAATTTCGGCGTAAATGGAATTTTAGAATTTCCACAAAGCCATTTCGGGAAATTTATTGAACTACAATTCAAATAGTCTTTTATAACTTCCCATTCCGTTAGCGCCTGTTTACGCGCCTGGTCTTGCAACCTCCTTATACTTCCTTCGCTTAGTAGGTCAGATTCTTCTCTTTTTTTGCTAACCATACCTGTGTAAGTATCATTTACCCAGCTTTCACCAATATATTTTGCATAATTTAAATATGCTATTACATAGCGTAAGCCCTTATGAGTTACTGATTGCCCTAAAAAATTAGTAAAAGAATCACCATTTAACAATTTTGCATTATAAGTTGTTGCCGGATTAGCTTGTAAATCCTGCAATAAAGCTATACCAAGTAGTTCCTTGAGTTCCAACTCCTCTACCTCAGTAGCTAATTGAGTGTATTTACTACTATTATTAGCCGATATTTTTTTGATCGCTATTTGCTGCGACCAGATCAGTATTAGTGCCATATAAACTCAAAGGTTTTATATTCCAATTTTGATTCGAAGATAATAAGTTATTCATCGAATTAGTAAAAATCTCTTTAAAAATTGCTGACACAGTACTCCTGTCGCTTGAGGTCATCGCATTGTAAAAATTAGTGGCCTGGATTATAGCCTCCCCGCTTGTAGTACCGAGTTTGCTTTCTTCGTAATCTATGAGGATCGCAGGTAAATTTTTAAAAGCCTTTCGGATATTATTAATGAGTTCTTTTTGCCAACCCTCAAAAATTTTATCATCAATATTCGATTCAATTGTGTCGATAGCAAATGCTCCTACTTTTTTTATTTCCCCGGTGGCCGGGTCAACTTCGTCTGTTAAAATCAAAGTTGATGGACCATCTGTACCCAAAAATTTTGTAATATTTTTTTCAAGTTCTTCCTGATCTTCTTTATTTTTAGGTTCCGCAACACGTAACACAGTCTTTTTAAGCATGCCGTTACGCGTTGTGTTATTTTTAAAAATAGAAATCTGATTCTCAGTGTCGCAATCCAGGTATATTTCATCAATCGGAGACAGAGGATACAGATAAGTATTGTCTAAAAATTCAAAATAAATCTGGCCCTTAAATTTTTTTATGCTCTCTTGGGTTAGTTCTTCGCCGTTTAAAGCCTCAGCAACTTGCGCGGTGAAAACTTTTTCTTCAAGGTTAAAAGTATGATACCACTTTATTTTTTTATCCTCAAATTTTACGCCGGATTCTTTGTCCCAATTTTCGTAAACGCCAATTTTTGCCGAAAACCCCATATCATCAGGTTTTGAAAACCGACAATATTTAAAAGGTATAATTTTTACGTCGCCTATTTTTCTGTCAAGATTTTCATTGCAAAGTAAGTAAACGCCATTGTTATACGCAATTGACTGAGCAACTTGTTTGAGCAATGATAGTATTGTTATTTTTTTTCCTCTAATATCCTTACCTATAACTATTTCGTTAATTGTTTGATTTTCAAATCCTAAACCTGTTAAAAAAGATGCATAAATATTTTTAGCGCATGTAGCTGTGATTGATCCACCGATAAGACGTTCTATAATTTGAGGATAATCATTGTCCTCACCAAATTTCATTATGCCTTTAACCCCGTCCGCCTTAATCGACTTATCGAGCTTAACGCATAATCTCTTGTCGATGTCTGTTCTAAGGAGACGCATTATTTACGAGGTTTACGGGGTACTTTAACTTTTTCTTCTTCAATTATTTCCTGTACTATTTTGGCATCTTCTGGATTAAAACCTTCGGGAATTTTGATAAAATCTGTTTCCGATAAAAAACCTCGTTCCAAAAGATCAATAGCCTGAACATCAGTAATAAGTTCATTGTTAAAATGCCTACCGGATTTATGTATATACTTTAAGCCTGTCCATGCTGGGATGCAAGTCCTTTTTTGTATTTCTTCAAGTTCTGCAATTTTTTCCATACCTTCTTTTTTTAAAGTTGTGTAATAATCGTGCTGACAATATTCGCACCAAGCGGCTGGCTGCCCTGATAAATAAAGTGTTGAGTATAAATATAACATCTTAAGCAAAACATCCTGAGATTTTGCAACCTCTTCAAACGTCTTGCTTAAGATTAATTTTAAGTCTTCTCTTAAGGCACTGCTACACATAAAGCTTCTAGATCGGCCTTCGAAGTTGCGTAGTTAGTATGGAAATATGTATACTCGCTATAATTTTCCTCTTGACCGGCCATTGATTTTAACTCTATCTTACGAGCTCCATTATCGGTATTTGCCCTACGTGTATCAGCCGACAAATATAATCCATGAGCTATACCATAGCCGATAAACACGCCCTCGCCTGTGCCTGTTTTGTCTTTTACTTCAACAATGACAAACACATCATTGAGATTATCGCCGTTAATTGTATCGGCGGCAAGTCTCTCAAACATTTCGAATGATACAGTGTGCATCCACTTGTTTGGGCGATTCTCCGAAACTACAATATCGTGGCCTGCGTCAAAAGATTTTTTGACACCCAGTACCTTATAAGCTAATGCAGTACTTACTCTTACGATGCCTGTAATTTTACAGCCACTTGTGCCATCGTAAGTTATTGTCGCATTGAGCCTGTTAAAAATATACATAGTAATTTCAAGACCACCATTAGGAGCAGTCGTGCAATTACTTGTGATCGTTTTTACAATTCCGTCCGTGCATCCCATTATTGAAAGAATTGAAGTTCAACACGTTTTACCCGTATGCCAGTTCCTACATTATCATTACCTTGCAAAATAAGCCTAAATTTAAGATATTTGTAATAAATCAAAGTATTAGGCGTTCTCGTAATTGATCTTGCCGCAACAGTGACAGTATCTTTATTAGTACTCACTACTGCACTTATGATATCTGTAGCTCCCGCGACAGTTTCTGTAAATTCAGAAATTACTCCCAAAGAAGTTTTTACCACTTGCGCTTCCGCAGTTATTGCACTTGTTACAGATGACGCAATAATATCAGTATAGGTTTGACTAGCGAACTTTTTTTCCTGCACTGTAATTGCTATAGTAGTGTCTGCTCCGGCAATGGTGTCAAAGGTAAATACAGCGTAAAAATGCAAAGGGCCTGGACCGTAATTACTAAGTTGCACATAGTAGTCTATTGTGTCACGAGTTGTCGGGATTAACCGATCAGAAGTCGTGCCGTTGTAAGCGATGTTTTTCTTTACGGTTATATCAACCAAACCGGAATTAAGATCTACAGTCCTCTCCTGTGCAGAAATCGAATAGCAAATTGCTATTAAAAATAAAAGTGAAAATATTTTTTTCATTGTTTTAAAGTTTTAAAGTTAATAAGCAACTACCATATTGACTTCCTGAAGTACTTTCAAGTCCTCATTCCAGGCTACATCAATGTAAACTTTTTTTGATACCTTATCATAGAACACATCAAGTGCGCTAAATGATTCGGTGTCGTTAGTACCGATAGGCATATTATTGATGTCCGTAATTAAAGCACGGTGTGGAAAATAATAGGTAGTACCGAGATCATGATACTTTTTAATCAGCCTGTCCCAATCAGGCCTAACCTTTATAGGATAACCCCTGAATTGTGTTTTTGACATTCCGTCCTGTAACAATTCCGGCATGTAAGCGCCTGATTTACTTTCAATATATCTAACCCAATTGTCCCATAAAGTTTTGGTACACTGGATCATATTTGAGCCTGACAAAGCTTCTGGAGCAATGGCTTCGGTGAGAAAAGCAAATACCTCATAAGCGCGGTCAGCCGCTAAAGCCAACTGAGCGGCTTTATCGCCTCCGGAATTTTCGGTAATGGTATAGCGAGGGATCAGAGGAGTACCCAAAGCTCCATCGACAAAAATTTGCTTCCACATACCCGAAAGCATTGTAAATAATCCTACTGTACTGCCCGCAGTGATGTAACCTCCATTTGCAACAAGAGCGGCCGCAGTATCGCCAAATTCTGCAATACGTATGATTGCTCTGGATACAGCTAATCCAGCCAAGTCTAAAACATATTGTTCCAGAGGTTTGCTGATGTTTTCCCAGCGTCCGATAATTTTTTGCTGTTCGCGCCAAAATTTAAGTTTGGCGGGAATATCATCAACACAAAGTGGAATTCTTTGTGAAATCGTTTTTGGCGTCCAAGTTTTTTCAGACACGGGAAAATTACCAGTGTAAGTATTCACGCCGCAAGTGCCTGGATCAACAAGACCAATATCCTCAATTTGTCCCAGGATAGGAATGTATTTATCCATAACAATTCCGGTTTGAACACCATGTACTGCTATGATTTCAGGATTAAGGTAAGGATTAACTTTTATCAGATCACTATCCTGGGTAGCTTCCTGAATATTAAGCGTTAGGCCGCTTATGCCGTCAAACATATCTGCCATTGTATTTTAATTTAAATTGTTTACCATTTTTCGATTTCTTCTTTTTTGAACACGCCTTTTTTTCCTGTGTTCTGAACATCAGGTTTATTTGTCGGAGGTTCACTTTTTGAAAACTGATTCCTGAAAGCAATCAATTCAGTTTTTACACCGTTTATCTGCGTTTCTGCACTCGCTTTAAAAGCAACAAGATCAGTTTCAAGTTGTGCCTTAGCAGCGTTAGCCGTTGCAAGATCAGCCTTTAGCTGTTCGTTTTCTTTTTTTAAAGATTCAAGTTCACTGCCTGCCGCTGGAGTGATTGTTTGCAAAGCTCCTTTTACAAAGGTATACACCGATCCGTCGGGCAAAGTAAAATCACCGTCAGCCGGAGCCCCGTCAACCGTAGCAATTACACCAGGTTGTATTTGACTTGCGTCGGTAATAGTCTCACCAAAATCAAGTTCCTTACCACTTACATCCTGTACCACCATAGCTCTTGGACGTATCCAATTTGATATTTTTTGCAGGACTTTTTCAAGACCCGAAAGTTTTTCGATAACTTCTTTTTGTTCCATGTTATTGTTATTTAAAGATTTATAATAAGCTACTGCTTTTAGTTGCTGAGGTTGTATTACTGTTGCAAAACCTAATGTTTGTATTTGTTCTGGGGTCAAAGGAATATTTTCACCCATAAAACCGGCAAGGATATTGGCATCAGTTCCTGTTGCTTTGACATATTGTTTTACAAGATCGGATTCCATGCGTTTCATTTCTTTTGCTACGGTTTCGATTTCAGAAGCCGTCCCGGTAACACCCCCGTCTTTTGGATCAATAAAAGGAAAATGTATAACAAACTGCCCTTTAGTAGGATCAAAAGTTCTATTCGGTTTTGGTGCTGCCAGAAATAAATCAACAGCAGCGCTGGCCACATCGCCGATATTTGTTGAAATAATTATTTTACCGGAATTATCTAAAGCATCCCGCATCTTTTCTGCTTCGTCAACAAATCCACCAGGAGAATTTATTAATTGTTTTATAACGGGATAATCTTTAGCGGCGTTGAGATGCATTAGCAAATCGGTATATTTAAAATCTTCGCCAATTACGCCGTTTATAGGAAGTAAATAAATACTTTGTGTGCCGATAGGTTCTGGCATAAATTATTTTTCTCAAAGCTATTACCAATAACTATATAATTAGTTAATTAATCTAACATGATCCTGTCTTTACATTTATTTCTTAAGATCGTTATACAAAGTTTTCTCGCTAACAAAGATAGTACTCATCACTGCGTCAGTAATTTCCTTAATACGTTCGCTTTTTTCCAATTTGGCTGCGTGCTGTCTTAATATTTTAGCAGCTTTCACCGGATCATTCATAGCTAATTTTACAAATATTTCCCGTGATCTTACCCTTTCAGCATTTACTTTCATATATTTTGCATTTGTTTTTGAGATGCAGTTTTAATTTGCTTAGATGTCACATCGTCAATTACTTGTGTAGGCTGTAATTTTGCATTTTCCATGCCCTTTTGAACACCCTGCGCTAATTGGTCAGTCATGTCTAATGTTGATCTGCTTATGATACCTTGTCCGATCTCGGGATTTACAACATTTCTTACCACAGTAGCGGCTTGAGTGCCTCCACCACTTCCTGAAATCGAAGAGCCTCCCCCTCCGCTATCCCCTGGTAAACCGGATTTTACAGAAAGTATTTGTTTCACATTTGCCAATCCCATTGCAACGGCGGCGGCGGCGGCGGCAATACCCAAAGCAATTCCAACAGGGCCTGGAACAGCCGAAACCATTCCAGAAAAAGCTCCGGTAGCAGATTTAAAAGTATTTATTGAAGTTTCGGCAACAGCAGCAGCCTTACCTATTGCAGTTTCCTTACCGGCAATCTCAGCAATATTCCCGGCAAATCCGGCAGCAAGTTCCAACTTAGCAGACATACGAGCTTTTTCTAATGCCCTATCTGCTTTATCATATTTCTCATTTATTTTTTTTACACTCGCACCAATTTTTTCAGCCGCCTGTATTTCTTCCGCGCGTTTGAAATCGTTTTGTTTTTTCTGTACGTCTAATTGCCCAAATATAGAATCTTCGGCAATAGCGAGATCATTATCATAATTAGTTTTGATTCTTTCAATATTCCTTATTCTTTCCGCTTCTGCATTATCTGCTTTAATCTTTGCGATCTGAGTGTCATATTCGGTTTGCGTTATGAGATTGCGAGCAAGGCTTTCGCTTAACGCTGCTTCCTGTAATTCAAAAAGTCTTTGGTAATCAATTAATTTTTGTTTGTTAGCTTCGAGATAGGCATTAGTCTCAGCTTCTAGTGCTTTAACTGCATCCTCTGCAATCTCTCTTAATGCTGTTTGTCGTTGCATCTGAAAGCTTTTTTCTGCTTCAAAATTTCTTTGCTGAACTCTAAATACTTCGGCCTCAAGTTGCGCTTGTTCGTCGAGCATTTCTTTTGTTGCACCCCGCATTTCGATCTCTTGTCCGTGTATATAAGCCTTCGTTTGAGCTATTCCTAAATCATCAGCTAACATTTTACGTTGAAGTTCGACGACTTCATCCATCATTTTAAGCCGTTCCTCTGCGTTATACTTATTCTTTTCGGCTGCCTTTTCTCTTAATTCTGCTATTTTTGCCTCGTCTTTAGCATCGTTAATCATTTCTGCACGCAATCTTTTATTCAAAGCCGCTTGCATATCCGCTAATTTCTGAGCTATAGCAATTTCTCTTTGCGTTTCGGCAACGACCTCGCCAATCTTTGACTTGATTTTATCGTAAGCCGCAACTACGCCAGCCTTTAAATTTTCAGCACCTTCTTTAACACGAGCTTGCCCTTCCTCTATTTTTTTATTTGCTGCTACTATTTTTTCCTCTGCCCCTGCAACCTTTACCGAATTGTCAACAAAAACATCTTTTAGTTTCTGCCAGGCAAGCCCTACTTTAGCAAATCCTTTTTCGAGCCAGGCAACAAAGACGTCAATTGAACCGCCGATAATATTTCCAAAAGTTTCTTTAAAAAATACACCAACTCCGTGAATAAAATCTTTAAAATCCTGCCAAACTTTTTTAGGCTCCATGACTGCTTTATATAAAGCCTCGCCTACTTTTGCGACAATATCCATGATATTATTTAGAATGACTCCAAATACTTTCATAATCTTATTAAGATTATTTTGCCCTTCTTCGGTGCGTTTAAAGTAAGTTATTAGCGCAAGGACAGCCGCGACAATAGCGGTTATAGGTAATAAAGAAAGATTTAAAGCTAATCCGAAAGCTTTCACAGCATTCGAAGCATTTCCTAAGCCAGGTATAAATCTTCCTATCATTCCGGTCGCTTCCTTCATTCCTTCTGCATAATTTCCTACATTTCTGCGGGTATCTCCAGTTGCTTTTTCTTCTGACTTTAAAGCCTCGGTAAGTTTCAATTTAGCAGCGGCTAATTCTTTAGCCCTAGCAGAATTTTCTCCACTGGCTTTTGCCTCTTTAGCCCAAGCCACAGACACAGCCGCAAGTTCTAACCTGACTTGTTCAATAGATCCTTTTTGGGCGCGTTGCGACCCGATTGTTTTTTGGATAAGCGTTTCATGTGTTTTTAATTCAGCTTGAGCAGCCTTAAGCGTGGCATTAGATTGAATATAAGCCTTTGATGTCTCACCTTGTTCTTTTTTTAGGCGATCGGTTTCTTCTTTGAGTTTGACTATTTCAGTCTTTAACCTCTCAGCATCCTTAACAGCCTGCTCAAAGTTCATCGTGATATCGAATAATTCTATTTTTTCTGCCATGATTAAAAAGTATAAAAGGGATCATCAATGCCATCAGCAAAGTTTTCGCCAATGCCATCGGTTAAATATTCAAGTTCACTACCAACTAAAGACGGAGTCCGGTCGCTTATTTTAAAAACCTCAAGTTTTGTCGGAGCCATAGATTTCTGAGGGTTAAAGCCAGATATTTTGTTGATAAAAAAAGACCCGTTCAGTTCCTGAATGTAAAACTGATTGAAAAAATCTAAGGCAATTATATCATTAAGAGTTAACCATTTTTCAATTTCGTAAAATTTTGGAGTTACAAGGGCGGCTTCTAAAAGAGTATATTCGGAATCCAAAGAATAAAGGACAGGAATTACAGGTTTTGCAGTAGCTGTATAGTTTGTAGTAATGCCAATTATAGGTATATATCGTAAATTTATATTGACATCATTAACTAAAGTATTTACAGGATCAGGTAAAAAGAAATGAAATGTCTTAAATGATTCTGTAACAGAAAGATCAGGTGCAAGTTTATCATCTGCTAATTGAAAAAAAGTATTTACGAAAGCATCAATTTCAAATAAATCTTGTTCAGCGTCAAGATTAAGATTTCCGAAATCAATTACCTTTTGATTTTGCGTTTTGTCCCCGTCCGGGTAAATTTCTTTGAAACGAATATAATTTTTTTGCGCGTAGCCTTGTATAAAAGGCTTATACTTAGGTTTTCCAGACAATCCCCCTGACCAATTTACAATCTGTCCATAAGTTACAATTGAATCCCAACGCCTTAATTTAATATCTATATCACTTTGATTTATAATAATATTGCAATGTTGAAAAAAAGCATTGACAAAATCATAAAGCGTACGATCTGCCTTATCGTAAACAATATCAAATGGCTTGAAATAACTTTTAATTACAATACTTTCAAGTTCGACATTAAAATAAAAACTTCCAATTGGAGAAAGAACTTTCGGAGTTACCAAGAAATCCCGTAAAGCGGTGAACATAGTTGGTATGACTGCATCGTCCCAAATATTTCCTGCAAATGAAGTACTGGTATAGAAGTTTACCCCGTATGTATCCTCAATGAATTCAAAAATATTTTTTACGTATGTGCAGAAATGACCTGTCTTTAAAGTATTTATATCATTTATGAAACTTGCGTATATCGTAGGGTTTGTATCCGTACAATTTTCAAGAAATATACCTTCAGCCTCGTCCGGATCTTGTTCATTCAAAAGATTGCCAAAATAAATAGGCATAAAAAGACAATGGGCATTGATTCTATTTGTATAAAATGTCACAAAATTTTGCCAGGTGTCAGTGTAGGGGCTATCTATATCAGGTAATCCCTTGACCGTATGAAGCCATACCATGAATTGTCTTTGAAATTCCGGCCAACTCAAAGCTTTTAAATCATCCCAAATATCATTCTTTTGAAAAATAAACAGCGAAATCCTGTCCTGTATTTCTTCAACCCGTACCCTGGCGTCGGTAATTAATTGTTGATTGTCAACCCAGTAATTGATTGTATTTTTTGCATAGATAATAGTGCTGGTTGACTGAGGATTATTGGCATATCCAAATATCGCAAGGTTATGGGCCGTACCAGGTATAGTAAATTGATTTGAAATATTAATCTTACGCTTACCAGGTTCCTTAATATCGTAACATTGAAAGTCTATTCCTATTGCGGTTTCGTCGTCAATATCAACCGTGTAAGTATTTACAGATGTTGTTATTTGTAGAAGTCTCATAGCATATTAATTGAGAACCATTCAGGTAAAATGCATTCAATTTCTACTGAGGTTACGTTACCTTTTTTTCTTTTGTTCAGAAAATCTTTTCCTTTGACCTCGACCAAGAGCCAATCTGATGCAATGTCCGTTGTTGTCCCGATATAAAGATAAACCCTGGGCGAAGTATATATTTGAGACAAGATAGTAAGTTCATCTTCTGTCACCTCATCAGCTATCAACATAACAGACCGCTCGTTTTTGTAACCTACTATTTTTGCGTTAGACTGAGCAGTTAAAATATCAGTAATCAATTCATTTGTTTTGCCTAGCAAGGTCGGTTTGTCTTTTGATTCCCAATATTTATTAAAAGGATAAAATCTGTATTGCCCGCTTTTATCCAAATATTTAATAAGGCGCTGTCCAGTACACCAGTATTTAATAACTAAATATTTTTCAGAAAGATAAGTACCGTTGTTTAATAAAAAAGCCGTATGATTCCCTTCCGTTAGGTTATCGTATTTATATCTATAATACCCTACTGTGCTCATAATTCCTGTATTGTTATATAGTCGATAATAATATTTTTAGGATAACTGCCAATTGGATAGTTGGCAATACCAATTGTATCCCAACCATCCTGGTAATTAACACCTTTAACCATAATAAATTCATTTAATCCAGTGACGAGATAATGTACGTTATACGTACCGCTATCATGATCTTGCATTATTAATGCGAAATTTTCGCTTTCAGGTGTTGAATCTACTTTTACAATAATTTTGACAGAATCATATAATCCAAAATCAAGTATATCTACATATCTCAATGCTGTTATTGTCATACCCGGATCAGGATCAATTGTAATATCTGCCCTGTCGGAATTATTAACAACAACTATTGATGATGGATTATATTTTGACCAGCCAACCGGAAGACCTGCTGACCAGTTGTCAAATTGTTCATCTTTTAAATAAATAATCGAACATGTTCCATTTAAGTTAGCATAAGCCTGCCCTTCAATAAGATAATTAACCGTATCAGCGGCAACTTGGGCATCGAGATCGACCTTGCTTACATAACTTGTGTAAATTTTTGTATAAGCAACTATTGATCCCTCTTCGGGAGGTGTGCAATTATTTCGTGTAAAATTTTGCGTTTTAGTATAATGTATGTGATCCACAACAGTTAAGACATTTGCAGCATTGTCATTATAAAAATAAACATACACAGGTTTATTTACAGCCCCGTAATATGTATCAAGGCTATTGTTATATATTTCTTCAGCGTTCGGATCGTCACCAAATTGTCTTGATCCTGTTAATGCCATAATTGTAAGTCCAATATCCTCAGGGTCAGGTTCATCAATTGTCGAATCTGAAAATACAAGATAAAATGGTTTGGTAATATCTTCCACAATATCAAACGATTCGCCAGTTTGTACAAAATCCGGAAAATCTTCCATTAATCCTCGCAAAATCGAATCCGAAATAAACATAAATTGCCTGTGCGTTCCAGACGTATCCTTGTAAGGGATCATCTTAAAAGAGCCTAAATAAACTAAACCTGGCACATCGTAGATATGTACGTAAAGATAATCAGGCGGACTGCCTGAATATTCAGCATCTGCTATAAAGATAAGAGGAGAATGTACAGCTAAAAGATCACTTCCATTGCGACCCGTGATATTATCTTGAAAAATAGTTACAGCTTCAACACTCATTATTTTAGTTCTTTAATGATTGTACTTTTAAAATCTACTATAAAAAGAAAGTTTACTTCTTTAACAAGTTCAGTTACACGATCCTTTGTAATTACGCTTGTTAAAATGCCGCCTGGATTGTATTTCCCTGGTACTTTTATTCCGTACTTATGAATTGATCTGGATATAAAAAAAGCTAATGTTTTTTGATTATATTTAGGGTCTTTAGATTGTATATTATATTTTTTTATCCATCTATAAACAACTTCTCTAACGGTAGGAACATGAGGTGTTGGATTTTTGGTAGGACCCCGGCCATGTTCTAACCAATAGGTATAATAAGGACCTAACATTTTTACATGTAACCTTCCGTTTTCTTCTTCAAATTTTGGTTCTAAAAGAGATCCCCAATCCTCATCCCTTGAAAAAATACCATAAGGCTCTATTTTTTTATAGTTTTCAGCTAAGTCTTTTCTTGCATCCTCCAGCCATGTATCTATTTTTTCTTTAATTGTCATGGGCAAATCATTATGATTAAAATATAATATATTGATAATGTAAATATTATTGATAGAATTAATTTCATTGCACAAAAGTTATAGTAGCCGCAACAAAATCAATGTTCGTATCAAATTTATTGATGTCCATTTTCATTTCACACCCGGTAACCGAAAGTTCATTCGCGCAAGCAATAGCTTTTATCGCTGTGTCTAAAGATGTCATAAGATAAAGTAATCTTCGCGTATACTTTTGATACATTGATTCATCTAAGTCCGCCGGAGTACCGTCGCTCTGACCAGTCGTCCCATCATTATCAAATTTTCTACCTAATAAAAGTATCCCTGAATATTGTATTTCGGTTATTCCCATTCCCTTGCCATAAACAGGATGCGCGTTGAAATCAGCGCCGAGAATTAGTTCACCGTTTAAGTAAGCCTCATCAGCTTCTATATTTTGATAAAAGGATGTACCATATAAAAAATGCCACGATTTACTCGCAGCATAAGTATTTAAAGCACCAATTAAATCAAATCTTGTCATTGCTAATAATTTTAGCAATATTACCAATTAGTTTAGTATTATACAAATAAAATTAGGCAGGCTTATTAACATGTATATAATCATGTTGATAGTCAGCTTTTAATGACTGAGAGTAAAGCCATAGGTAACAGGTTTCATAAGGCAATTTCTTAACTGATTCTATTTTAAGCACATCATTTCCGGCTAACGATTCGATTTGAAGATACGCGCCCAGGACATTGAACCGATCTATTCCGGCTGCGATTTCCTTTTTATCAGCCGAATGACTTAACGTCTCTGATTCGACCATGTTTATTTTCTCCATTTCTGCCAGGAAATAATTTTTGAACTGACAAATTTCTAATAACGGATATTTAACAAGTTGTTTGACTGTTTTTTTTGTCAGGATAGAAAATGCATCGAGCATTTTTTCCCACCCCATTCCTTTTGTTAATTCGTATTGTTGATCTTTGATAAAGCCGAAAGGTAGTTTCATAAAATCCCCTACTCCGAAGACATCTTTTGCCTGGCATTCATAGGCATATTTCATCCAGAAATCATAGACTGATTTATCTTCTAATTGAATGTACTCTAAAAAAGTAATTCTATCAACGACGAGCATAGGTTATGGATTTGTGGCCGGTTTGAGTAGCTTTAGGTTTTATAAGGGTACGAGCGGCATACCTGAGCGCGTCTATACAATCGTCCTCTTCGTCCATTGGAACCTCTCCTTTTTTATCCAACCATAGCCAATTATTCAGGTTGTGAGCCAAGTTAGTCGATGACGGATCAACTATGATCTGCCAATCTAATAGCATTTTAACATCTTCAACAATAAGACCTTTTACAACAGATTGTATATTAAAACCTTGCCCTTCTAAATCTAACTTAGTTCTCAATGCCGCAGAATCAATTATGATAAGTTTTTTTTCTAAAACTTTTGTTTTGATTATTTCGCCCAATTTAATAGTAGACAATCCTGTTAAATAAATTTCTTCTTTCGCATAGATCAAACTTTTACTTCGATCAACGGCTATTTTTATCAGTGCGTCATGATGTTTGACCCCTACATCTAATCCATAAATAAATGGCAAGGTATTATCAAACTCCCCATATTTCCAGTTAGTTAATATTGCACCCTCAAGTTGGCCAAGCTCTCCCTCACCGTATACCTTCCACCAGTTCTCAAACCCTGGTTTATTTTTCTTCATTAAAATATTTTGAAGTTCACGTTCTGGAAGGTAGGGGTTATCCCTAAATGTAGACTTAATAAGTTCATTCTTAAAATTAGGAACTATTTTATCATGGAACCAAAACTCAGCACTGGGGTTGAAATCTATGAAGGTGCAATCATGGGTACGAGAATTCATCAAATCAAATATCTCATATTTAATACGTCGATTAGCTTCATTCATAAACAAAATATCCCGCCTGGGTCCCGTGGCCTTTGCCTCGTTCCCTTCAATCCCAACAAACTCGATTTCAGATTTTTCGATATAATACTTTGATTCTGATCTGTTGCATATATTATCTGGATAAATCCCTTCTTCTAGGAGGATCATGTTAAAATCTTTCATTGCGCCATCTTTTAGATGAGGCAAGGCAAAAGAAGAAATCGTTATAAATTTTTTATGATATTTTGCTATGAGATAAAGTATCTGAAGAATAGAAATAGTTTTCGAGGAACCCTGGCCTCCCTGGTTGGCAATGATAGGTATGTGATTATTGTAAGCTAAAATATTACGACTGAATACGTTGGTCGTTTTCATATTTCATTTTGAAAGTTTTTTTGCCGTTTTACTTCAATTCATTTTTGTTTTATCGGGAGTGTACTTAATGCTATTAATAAAATACAAACAAACCATGCTGTCGCTAGTACCAAAATTATAATCATTTTTCTGGAGTTATTAGTTTTTCAATCTCTTTTTGTGTCTGCAAATCCTGAATGATGATAGTCGGTAATTTATCTATAGGCTTTATTCCCTTATTATGTAAATTCAAAAGAGTATTTTCCGAATGCTGAATTAGCCGAATAACATCAGTATTCCCAACATTGCAATTTATTATATTACCGTCTTTATCCGTAAGTTTTTGCCCTGTCATCTGTGCCAAAATAGTTTGTTGGGCTAATTTTTGAAGCCTTTTATTAGCTTGGTATATATCGGCAATTGTATTAGCCTTCTCGTCTATGATCTGATTTTCCTTTTGCTGTAATTGTTCTTTGCCTCGCTCAATACCGGCCATTTTAAGCTTTTCAAAAGTAATTTCCCAGTCATAACGTTTTGACCATTTTTGAATGGTTGTAAAATGAATTTCTAATTTGAACTTCTTTAGAATATTCTTAGAAATAGCCTCCCAAGTATTAATTTTCTTACCTTCCGCATTAACCTCTAAGAATAAAGACTTAGCATATTCTTTTATTTTTTCTTTCTTAGAATTCATTTAGAAATTTTATAAAACAAAGATAAGTTAAATTTCCTTAACTAAATAAAAAAGGGGCATTTATTAGCCCCTTCGTATTAATACCACGCTCCACCCCATGTAAGGATGTCTTTTTCTACTCTTTTCATAGCTAAACATTTAAATGTTAATACTCCGATCGTTAGGGTATACTCCCCCATCAAAATACAATATTAAGTTATTTTCCTCATCTTTCAAAGTTTTCCCACCCTTAATTAGGGTTCGAAACGTTTGATTGTTCTGAAGTGATCCCTTCATTATTTTTGTATTCCACATAAATCTCAATACTTCTTTTAGAGTATCTATTTTTTTTGCTTCCTTGCTATCTGCCCAAGCTCGCATGGATTGTTTTATGATATATGAATTAGCCCTATTAAAATGCCTTTCAAAAAATGGCTTATTATCAACTGAAAGTTCATAAAACAAATCAAACGTAACATTTCCAATCAATTTAGTATTATAACAGTGATTTATAATATCATACTGATTAGGGAATATATGGCCAAACCACTTTTTTATAGGTTCATAAAACTTCGTCGGATATGGCATTCCTAATTTAACAACATGAAAATTCTCCTTAATCAGCAATGGAATAACTTCCTTCACATAATTTTGAAATCCTTTTGATGTTGCATACTCAATTTCAGACGGATTAAAAGACTTTAAACGGGCTGGTGTAAAATTATCAACTTCTTTTCTATTTAAATGTAAAGCCTCAAGACAAATATAATTTAGCCCTATATTATTTAATATCCCTAATAGTTTATATAAATCCGCTTTAGGCATCCACTCCTCAAGCAATGGATTTAAAGCTATAATAACATGATAGCCTTTTTTCTTAAGTTCTTGCGCTGTTTTTAACCTTTCATCGGTTGACGGGGCCCCGGGTTCAATCCGTTTTCTTATTTCTTCTCTAATTGTCGTTATAGTAATATACCAAATGATGTTTTTCCGATCCAATATTTTTTCACACTCCCATAATCCTTTTCCAGTTTTGGTCTGAAAAAATATGCCATTTTTTAATTTTGTTAATTGTTGGCACATAGCTATCGTATGTATATAATTACTTGTGCTGAACGGATCTGTTTTATTACTTATGCAAATAGGATATTCTTCCGCTATTAAGTTATCTATATAACTTACCGGGTCTGTTTTATTGCAGAACCTTATAAACTTTTTTAAATCTACTACCCTTTCATTTTTCCTGATGTTCGCAAAGCAATAATTGCAATTATGCGAACAAGTATTTCCGCTTACCTCAATCGGGGCTGGGTGGAATAGAAATTCTCCTATAAAATCATTCATCCTTTAAGGTTTTGAATATTTTCATAAATGCTTTTAAATCATTAGTTTCATTCATTTTATTTTTAACCTTTTGCCAAATTTCGTAATCAGTCTCGTCGACTACAATTGTAATAGGGTATGGTATTTTTTCGATTGCCTTTTTGGCACTTGCTTCAAATTTTTCAAAAAAACCTGCGTTTATTTCAATCCCTAAATCTTCAATTTCCTGAACATCAAAATCAGTTTTCAATAATTTAAAATCGAAGGTACTCAAATCAGAGGTGCTATTATCTAAAATAGCTAATTTTTTTCGCTTTTCATCATCAGTTTTTAAGTCATTTCTCTTAACAACAATAAGTTCGCTTCCGTCAGTTTCTACTACTTTAACCGGGCGGTCCCCCCATTGTTCAAATACCCCATTACCGGCAATAATTTCATTATCAGAATCAATAAGAATTGATCTACCTGCACCCAACTCGTCAACTGATTTTTTTATCAGTTGTTTATTTTTATCATCATGTAGGCGATAATTATGCCTGTCTAACTTAATTTTACTCATTCAAATGTTACTTCAAAAATACTTTTGTTGTCAATTTCAAAGACTTTTATACTTTTAAAAAGTTTTTCGATAATTTCTCCGGTCTTTTCATTTTTCAATAAAATTATTTCATTTTTTTGAATTTGGAATAGTCTGAGGTACTTTTTATTTTTTGAATATCCGTGCCGAATATGATTATTACCATTTTTAATACTCAAAAAACATTTTTCGGTTAATTTAAAAATTTCATTTTTCATAACCTTTTTTTTAGTAGCGAGGCCAGGATTCGAACCTAGATCAATAGTTTATGAGGCTATCGTGCTGACCATTTACACCACCGCGCAAACACAAAGATAATTAATCCATCTTAAAATTGCAAATGATCTGATTATTATCAACTTTCGTAGTGTCAATTGTTTGAATGTCTCTGATTAATAGATTAACACCTATAGCACCATACAAAAAAGCATCGACTGAATCAGTTTTAACTATCATCTGCCAAGTATTATTATGTATACTTTTAAATGTAGTATCCCAACGATTTTTAAGCGTTGAAGTATTTTTCAAAATACCATATTCATTAAGATAAGATACTTTGAAATTAACTTTTGAGCAGAATGCATAATACGTAACAAAATTGTTACTTTCAGGATTATAATTTTCTTTTTTACAAGAAATTAAAAT